GCTTAGAGAACCACGTTATCGCCAATTTAGTAATGAGCGGAGACCATCTGCAAGCGGACTATTTCGGCGTGTTATCGTGGGCATTCGAGCGTAAACGTGCGGTTCGAATCGACAAGCTCCTGCCTATGGTAGACGGCTCGGTCGATGTGTATGCGTTCGATAACATGCACAAGCAACCGAACGTATGGACTAAGGCGGAAACGTGGCACAAGGGAATAATAGGGGCAGCACGTGAGGCATTCTTTGGGATGGGTAGAGCAGATGTAGCTACCACCTTCGACAAGGTACGCACGCCTAACATCTACTCAAACGCATTCATAGCACGTAGCTCGGTGTACGAGGATTACGTCCATACTTGGCTCGTTCCGTTTATGACCGCATTAGAGAGCCTAGAATCGGCTCAAACCGAGTGCAAGAGTTACACGTCACTTAAGCGGAAACAAGGCGTTACAGCCGAGCATTTGCAGCGTGTGACGGGTTATCCGTACTACACACTTATGCCGTTCATTTGCGAGCGGTTATTCTCGACTTATTTAGCATTTAATAAACATTTAACTTTAAAACATATAGCATAATGGAAGAATCTAAAGAATTTTGGTGTAAGGTATATTTACAAGCATTGGCTTATGGTAATTTAAATCCCGAATTTATATCTGATAAAGCCTTAGCAGCTTTTGAGGATAGATTTTGTACTAAAATCAATAAAAACGGAACGGAGGCTACTGATGAAAATTAGCATCATTCACGCCTCATACGGCAGAGCAGACCTTCAGACCATGACCGCTTGGAAATGGATGGATAACACATCAGGCAAGCACGACATCGAGTACTTGCTTAGTATCGATAAGAGCGACACGTCACTATATCCCGATGCGATAAGTTACAAGCAAGACTACATAACCGCTAAGGTCGTAAAGAACGATACGAATACATCTGTTGCGGCAATAAATAAAGCAGCATCGGTCGCTACGGGTTCAATCTTCGTGGTTATATCGGATGATTTCGACTGTCCGAAAAATTGGGACGATTTAATAGTCGAGCAGGTGCAGGACAAAACCGATTGGATTCTAAAGACTCAAGACGGTACGCAACCATGGATTATAACATTGCCGATAATGGATCGTGCGTATTATGAAAGTTATGGTTATGTGTATCCACCAGCGTACACGCACATGTTTTGCGATACTCACTTAACACACCAAGCCGATATTACTGGATGCAAGCTGACTAGTTTGCTAGAGTTTAAACACAACCACTACTCGGTTGGTGGAATAGCTAAGGATGCAACAAGCATCAAAGCCGATTCGACTTGGAACGTTGGCGAATACACCTACCTTGCTCAATGCCGTAAGTGGTTAGAGCTTGGTCTTGATGTACTAGGATTATTACCACCCGAAGCAGCAGCACATAAAAACTGGTTAAAGCAACGTATATGAAAAACTACTTCAATAGATTACTCGAAGAAATAAAAACCGAACCTAAGTGGTACGTGACTATATCTCTTACTATGATGGCAATACTATTATATTTGCTTGGTACTCAGTTATACTATATTATCAAAGACACTTTTATATGAAACTATCCATACTAATAGCAACCACCAAGCAACGTGTCGAGATGTTCGAGGAACTTCTGCACGAATTTGATAGGCAACTAATCGCTCTTCACGAGCCGATGCAATCATTCGGTTCGGCTCTAAATGACCTTATCACAAGAACAACGGAATCAGTCGAGCTTGTAGCACTATCCGATAACAAAGAGATAAGCATCGGAGACAAACGTCAACGTCTGTTAGAACTTGCACGAGGCGAGTTTATTGTTTATTTTGATGATGACGATATGCCAAGTAAGGACTACATTCGCTTGATTCTTAAAGCTATCACGCCCGATGTTGACTGCGTAGGAATGAATGTGGTAATGACAACAAACGGAGTTAAGCAGCAGAGATGTTGCCATCGTTTAAAGTACAAAACGTGGGCTAACCGTGTCGATGGTTGGGATTATGTCCGAAATATTACACACTTTAATCCAGTGCTTCGCTCCGTTGCTCTTCAAGTAGGATTTAAAGACTTGCGATTTGGAGAAGATAAACTTTATTCAGATGGCGTGTCGGCATTGCTACGAAAAGAATCGTACATCACCGAGCCGTTATTTCATTACAGATATAAAATAGAACCACATAACGAAAAATATGGCATTAAATAACATAACTCTATCCATCCTAATTCCATCTATCCCCGAACGACTCGATATGGTTCGTGCATTGTTAACGAGAATCGAAGATATCTGCCCGAATAACACTGAGGTGCTAGTATTAATCGACAATAAAAAGATGAGCATCGGCGAGAAACGACAACGTCTGCTAGAGATGGCAAAGGGCAAATACATTGCATACTGCGACGATGATGATAACGTAACAGAATCATATTACTTGATAGCCGACTACGAAGGCGATGTTGACATTATCACATTCCTACAACACGCCGAAGTGGACGGACATAAGACGATTGTTGACTTCGATTTGAATCATACCGAGAACGAGGTGTTCGTAACTGACGGAATCACTAAGCGCAGACCTTTTCACGTTTGTGCGTGGAAGCGTAGTCTAGTTCAAGATGTTCCGTTTGATAGGTCGAATTGGGGTGAGGATTGGGATTGGTGTGAGCGTTCGCTTGAGCGCATTAAGACGCAACACAAAATACACGACATATTACACATTTATAAACACGATAAAAACATAACTAGAGCATGGCAAAAAGAGCAATAATAAACGCATACACTGGCGAGGGTTGGTACGAGCAAGGTCAAGCAAGACTACTTGCTACATTAGGCGGAGTCGATGCGGACGTATTTGGTTGGAACGAAGTGGACTTGCAAGAGTCAGTCTACTATGATAAGAACTGCCCATACACAATCAAAGCAGCAGCATTCGACAAAGCTATCAAGCTCGGTTACGAGCAAATCATTTGGCTCGATTGTTCGGTTCAAGTCGTTAAAGACTTAACCGATTGGTTCGAGCTGATTAATACCGATGGTTACTACTTCATGACTGGCGGGTGGAACTGTGCGCAGGAATGTAACGACTACTCGCTTGCATACTTCGGATACACAAGAGACCAAGCCGAGCTGATGCCGTGCTTGTGGTCTTGTATCTTTGCGGTGGACTTGCGAAACGCTAAGTCTCGAAAAGTAATGGATGAGTTCTTAGAATCGTGTTCTCTTGGAGTATTTCATGGATCACGTCATCACGACGGACAAAGCCAAGACGCTCGGTTCTTACACCACCGACAAGACCAATCGTCTCTATCTTTGGCGTTCCATCGAGCAGGGATTGAAAAGATACACTTGCCACATATTCACATGGCATACACGGGAATGGGTGCAGAGATTAAGGATACAACATTATTTACGGTACAAGGAGGGATATAATGAACGGCAAACAAGCAAGAGCACTCCGTAAGATAGCACAGCTCAACACAGAAGATAAGGCATCTAGTAAGATAGCAAATAACATAATTAAAAAAGGATTCAAACAATTTAAACGTAGCGGCAACGTAGGTCGTACAAAATAATGACACATCAAGACTATTTAAGACAAAACGCATTAGGGTTTGAGGGCGATACGCACCTAGCCGAAGCGGTTAAAGACCTATGCACTAAGAACAACATCACGTGGATCATCGAGACGGGAACGTTTCGAGGGGCAACGACTAGACACTTGTCGGCTCTAGCTGAACGTGTCGATACGATTGAAGTCGTAGAAGCGAATCAAACTATTGCGATTGAATACACTCGTGACTGCCCGAACGTTAAGCATCATCTCGGTTCGAGCGATATTGTGATTGAAGATATACTTAAGGCGTACAAGAAAAAAGGTGCAAGACCTAACTTGTTCTGTTTCTTAGATGCGCATTGGGAGAAGCACAATCCGTTACTAAACGAGTTGGCGGTTATTGCTAAGTATAATTGGAAACCTATTATATTGATTCATGATTTCAAAAATCCAAATAATCCCGAATTAGGATATGACCAGTATGGCGATATTGTTTATGAGTGGAGTTGGATTAAGGAAAGCATTGAAAAAATTTATGGAGTTGATGGTTATGATTTTTGGTATAACCAAGAAGCGGTCGGTGCTAAACGTGGCGTAATAGTATTGAAGCCTAAGTATAAGCCGACTAAATGAGTATCATCGGAGGGTTTACATCGCTCTTGCTAGGCAGGAACGATGAGATTGCTAAGAAAAGACGAGCGATATGTAAAGGATGTAAAGTGAGTGAATACGGAGCGAGTCGGTTCTGTAAGACTCGGCTCGGTGGATGCGGTTGCGTTATCGCTGCGAAGATAAGAGATAAAGAAGAGGAATGCCCTATTGAGAAATGGGGGGCTGAGGTATGAGCAAGTTAGCAGCAATCTACAACGTGTGGGATGATGACCTCTTACCATACTCAATCGCTCAAATCCAACCGCATGTGGATGTAATCGTTATCGTGTATCAGAACGTGTCAAACTTTGGCGAACATTACCGACCGACTCTACCCGAACGAGGCACTATCAACGTGCAGTATCATCCCGACTTAACGAAGTCAGGCACGTTTAATGAGACTCGTAAGCGTAACTTAGGACTTGAGGTGGCACGAGCAGAGGACTGTACGCACTTCATATCAATGGACTGCGACGAGCTCTACGATGGGCTTGTGTTTAAGAAACATCGTGACATAGTCGAGCAGTACGATGGTTCTGCTTGTCGTATGCTGACCTACTACAAGCACCCGAACATCAGACTCAACCCGTTAGAGGATTACTACGTGCCGTTCATTAGTCGAATCTATCCAACAACTAGGTTAGGTAGTGCAGGTTATCCAGTCCTTGCCGATCCAACTCGAACCGTATCGACTAGTAAGAACTTCTACATCATAGACGAACCAATAATGCACCATTTTAGTTGGGTGCGTTCCGATATTGCCAGGAAGCTACGCAACTCGTCAGCATCGGGCAGATGGCGTGATAAGATACCTGCTATGGTTGAGCAGTTCGACGCGTTCGAGGAGACTGGTAAGATGGCACACTTTGAGCAGTATCATTGGGTTAAGGTTGCGAATGTGTTTGACCTACCTCGCTTCGCCTGAGGCGTAGCAGTGTACAACATCTGTACAACATTACACCTACATAGTTCGTAAATTTGAGTATATCGAAGCACTACCTAGCAAGTCTAGGTGGTGCGAGCCGATAATAACCAATTTACGATGGCAAAACAACAAGAAAAAAATCTAGAGGAGATAGCTAAGGGCGTTTATATGTTCGAAGCGAAAGCACCAATTAAACCACCTCTTGCCACGATAACTCGTAACGTAAAGTTCAACGTAATTAACTTCGGCAAGAATAACAACTTTCCGCAAGAACTCATTCGTGCTATCAATAATAGTCCAACGGCTCGTGCTTGTGCGAAATCACACGCTAAGTTCATTGCTGGTGACGGCTTTATGTTTGAAGATTCGCCAGTTACACCTACTTTAGAAAAGATATTCGACTCCGAGCTATTAGCTCGTATGTCATACGATTACGCATACTTTGAGACCATTGTATTGCACTTGCAATTCAACATGAATGGTGAGCTTGTAAACATCGGACACGTTGATGCAAGTACTGTTCGTCTTGCTGAACCTGATGAGGACGGTGTTATTCGCCGTTGTAAGATTTCAGCGAATTGGGAAGAGACAGTTGGACGTTATGCGTACTTGAACATTCCAATCGATTATGATTTATACGATCCGATTCACACGAAGGAGACGATTGCTAGTTTACAAGAACCTGCCGAGTTCCAAAAGTGGAAAGGGGCGATTGTTTATGCTAAACGTTACGCACCAGGGCAACCGTACTATGTGACACCGTCTTGGTCAGCTTCGCTTAATTGGGCTTATGCTGACGGAGAGATTCAGAACTTTCACGCTAATAATATTGATAATGCGTTTATGCCGAGCGTACTTGTGTACGTTCCAGGCGAACTGAAAGGAACAACACCTGACGGTCGGACCAAACGTGATGCGTTCAAAGAGAAACTATCTGAACTGAGCGGAGCAGAACACGGCGGAGAACCCGTTGTGTTGTACGGCAAGGAAGGAAGCCAACCCGTTATCACGCAGTTTAATGCGAATAGTAATCATGAGCTATTTATCAGCTTGAGCAACCTTATCACCGAAGCTATCACACGTGCGTTTCAAATCCCACAGATACTTGCAGGAATTAAAACAGCAGGTCAGCTCGGAACTTCTAACGAGATTTCGAATAGCATCGAGCTATATTACAACACCGTTATCAAAGACGATGTGAACTTTATCACTGCGTTATGTGAGGACTTGGCACGATGGATTCCAGGTTATGCAGGCGAACCGATTAAGATTGCTAACTCGAAACCTTTTAATTACATAGATGGTGCGTTTAAAGACGACTATACATTGGGCGAACGTAGAGAGGCGAGTGGATATAATGCTGAGATGCCTAAAGACGACCAACCGAACGTGATACAACCGATAGGAGGACAGACCAATGGCTAACTGCTGCAACACTAACTTTATCGAGGTACAAGACTTCTACGGCATAACAAACTTGTCAGAAAACGTCGATGCGACTAACATTGCTATTGCTATCCGAGAGACTCAAATCAAATACATCAAGCCGTTGTTCTGCACGGAACTATACGACGAGCTCGTTACGCAAGTAGATAGCGACTCGCTTAGTACTATCAACGCAGAGCTGATGTGCTATATAAAAGATATACAAGTCCGTTACGCCTTCGCAGACTTCTTACGAATCCAACCGATTCGAATCACTAAGGAATCAGTTGTTCGTAAGGTAACAAATGAGAGCGAGTTCGTGTCGTTTGAAGAGAACGCAAACTTAGCGAAATGGTGGAGAGACCAAGCATCGAACTATATTAAGCCGATGCGAGACTTTATGGATGACAATGTTGATTTAAACCCACTATACAAAGATTGTACTGATTGCTCAGCTCAGGCTGATGATGATTTAGATTGGGGGATATGCTAACGATATTTGCAAATAGCGACTCAACTATATACCTCGACGGACTTGATCCGTTCTCTTACTATCTGCTTGTGTTTAAGCAACCGAACTGCATCGAGCTAACTGATGTTATAGCACCCGATGTGAATTGTAACGATGGCTTACTGACGCTGAACGTTACATTCCCGATGGGAGTGTATAAGGTGGATGTGTACGGTCAATCGGATTACTCGAATGTGTCGACGTTGTTGGCATCATACGTGCGAACAGAAACTATACGAGTGTACAACCCTGAGCTGATATGTTGGGCTTCATCGGTACTGACCGATGAGTTTAACTATCCGCTAGATGATGAGAATGAACAAGATTTATACGAATAAATATGGCAAGAATTAATAAACTATATGAGAAACCAAGAGTAACAACCGTTATCTCTAATGACGATTTATTAAGTATTGGACAAAAACAAGCAGATGCTAGTTATGATTGCAAGACTATCACTATTACAGATTTTCTTGCGGATATTTCAATATTAGAAGTTTTATCTATTACTCGTGCTAATTTGATTATTAGAATAAATGCTTCGGCTTTAGATATAAGCAAGTTTTATCTAGTAACAGATGCACCAATTCCATTTATAGTACAAGCTTCAAATATAAATAAGCTAAGTGAGATAGCTATTGCTAAGACTACTGGAGTAGCTTATAGATACGATATTGCTACAAACGCTTATTCAATTTATAAACGCGGAACGGCTTTCGTTGATATAGCAGACGGGGCAACCGTGACTGTTGATTTTAGCTTGTCGGAAAACTTTTCTGTATCACTTGGCGGGAATAGAACTTTAGCTTTTAGCAATCTTTCGGACGGGGATTCTGGGCTTCTTTTGGTTTATCAAGACGAAGCGGGCGGGCGTACATTAACGCTTCCAGAAGGTTCGAGGGTGTTGAATAACGGCGAAGGGGTTCTTGACCTATCAACAGAAGCGGGCGCAATTGATGCCGTTGCATTCATTAAAAAGGACGACGGAATAATTTTCAGCTTGAACAAAAACGCAAATTAATATGTCGGCTTTTTCAAAATTTATATTATCAAATCCAGGACAGCCCTGGACGCCTATAAAACTTGCAAGTTTATATTCTTGGTACGATGTTACCGATTCAGATATGATAGTCGAATCAGGTGGGTTGGTATCACAAATAAGTGATAAATCGGGTTACTCAAGAAATTTACTACAAAGCAACAATACATTAAAGCCAAATTATTTTGCAAGTGGTGGTTCGAATAATCTTCCGTACATTAGAATAAGTGGTTCAAAGAATATTGGATTGACTGGACTAAACCTACCTCAACCTTATTCTATTTATATAGTTTATAAACAAAATTCATTCTTGCAATTTGGTATGGTGTACCAATTAGGCGACAACTATACAAGTGGGATGGCAAACTTTCAATGGGATGGTTTTAGAAACGCACAAACAATGGTTTCTAATGTTGCGTGGCGACCAGTTAAGAATAATTATTTCAAATTAGACCAATGGTTATCGTGTGGTGCTAATTTTACCAATAAAGCCGTTGAATGGACGGCATACAATACAAGTTTTATATCGTTCAATTCATCACGTTTTCGCTGGATTGAAACGCCAGGAGGGGCAAGTATTGATCGTATTTATTTGGGTGGCTTACAATTTACGGCACGTTGCGACATACAAGAAATGATTGTATTTTCGGAGGAGTTGAGTTTAGAAAACGAAATACTTGTTAAAAAATACATTGCAAACAAATATGCAATTCCGTATCAGAAACAAGCCTACTTTATGGGAGATTCAATTACTGCGGGATATAATGCTTCAGATGAATATCACAATTTTGTTGATTTAGTAAGCGAGTCAATAGGGGCGTTCTCTCATAATAATGGGTTATCAGGAACTACTGTTATGTCAACAGGCTCTGGTAATTCGCTTGAGGAAACCTACCACCTATACACGGGTGGTGATGCTAATGATTATGTAATGTTTGCTTATGGAACAAACGATACTTATTCAACAACTTGGGTTAACACTTACAAGGCTATTATACAAGATTTTATCACACAAGGGAAATCGCCGAGTAAGATAGTAATAATAACACCTCCGTGGCAACCAGCAAATGTTGTTAAGTATGCATCAATGGTTCCTGCGTTACAAACAATGGCATCACAACTTGGGGTTAAATTCGCCAATACTTATCAGGCAACACTTGATGGTGGTGGTAGTTCATTATTATCAGATGGCATACACCCAAATGATGCGGGAATGCAAGTAATGGCGAATACAATAATAGCAGCAATAAATAGTTAAGTTATGAGCGAGATAGACCAACTTCGAGAAATAAATAAACAACTAACCTCGTTTGCTGCAACCATTAAGCGTGTCGAAGTGGTGCTTATCGGGGATGAGTTTAATCATAACGGAGTCGTGCCAACACAAGAGGCAATGAAAGCAGAGATTAAAGAAATTAAGGAATACATTATTCAGCAGAAGACTGGATGGAGTTTAGGCAAGTGGATAGTAGGCACTTCATTAGGTGCATTCCTGCTATCACAAATCGGAGAGTTACAACACGTTATTAGACAAATATTCAAATGAG